CTGCGTTGCCCTGCCATGCCTTGCCGTGCCTAGTGAAGCCAAGCCTGCCTTGCCCCGCCTTGCCGCGACATGCCGTGCCCCGCCCTGCCTGCCCTGCCATGCCTCGCCTGACCGAGCCGCGCGCAGCCTCGCCAAGCCTGCCTTGCCGCGCCCTGCCTCGCGTTGCCATGCCGCGCCACGCCTGCGTTGCCTCGCCTCGCCTCGCCTTGCCTCACCTAGCCACGCCTGCCTTGCCTTGCCGTGCCCCGCCTCGCCTAGCGATGCCGCGCCTCGCCACGCCTGCCTAGACGGCCTCAGACTTACGCAGCAGAGCGCTCAGCTCTGCCTTGGTGCGCTCAATGCTCGCGATCAGGCTGTCCATCTCTGGCATGCCGAGATTGCGAAGCATGGTGGCGCACTGGGTGAGCGTCAGGATTGCCGCAGCCAATTGGCCGGTGGCGCCTACGATCACCTGCGTCTCCACGTAGCCGGGGGCGGAGCCCAGCCGCGTGAATGATGGAATGTGAACCACCTCCTGATCGGAGCGGACCACATTCACTTTGACCCGCCGAATGAGCGCACGGGCCTGCTGGAGCCGGTAAGCCTCCGCAGCCTCGCTGTCGTCCCACTCAAACTGACCGTGCATGGCGCTGTTGGGATTGCGCGCGGCCTCCACCACGTCGGCGGGGTGTAGCACCCCGCCCGCAGCAATAGCCTCAAGCTCTTCCTTGATTGACGACCAGACGCTCATTAATTCGCCTCCCCGATACGGAAGCAGCCGAAGCCGAGGCCCGTGCTGCTCTTGCTGTCGTGACGGCCCTCGCCAATGCCAACCTGCACGCCGGCCCGCATGAGGAGGTTACTCACGTCCGTCAGCGTGAACTGCTCGGCGTCGAACTGAACGCGCAGGTCAATCCACCACTCGCGCCACATGGGACGCACGCGGATGTCAACGACGCCGGTCGCGTTGCGTGTGTGCATGTCGAGGCGCTCCCAGTTACCATTAAGGTGAACCAGCGGAACGCCATCGACGGCGTCGAACGTGTCCGCCTCAACGAAGACGCTCAGCTTGGCCAGCGTCATCTTGAAGCCGACCAGTCGGCACGCCGAGATCATGGCGTTACGGAACGCGCCGGCAGGAACGCCCGCCCGACCATCAACGCCAACGTGCATTGCGTCGCGGCAGTCCTGATCGAAGTTGCGCGCGTCGCGGATCTTCTTCCCCTTGCTGGTGGATCCAGCGGCCATCTTGTCCATCATCGCCTGCTTCGCCTTCGCGGAGAAGCGAGCCTGCACCAGCGGGCTTGTTCCAATCAGCCGGAAGGATGCTGTTTCAATACGCGGTGCGGAGATGGAGACGACGCTGGTTGTCTGCTTGGTAGCCATATCAATGCCTCATCCTATTTGGGTGTATGGACCGGGGCCGAAGCCCCGGCGTTGTTAGATCAGCGAGCCCACGGGGGCGCGGAGGAAGACTTCGCAGCCGGAGCAGGTGCCGGAGCCGAGGCCATGGCCTTCGGGGGCGACGCACCAGCCGACCCGAAGCCACTCACTTCGTTCTTGTCGCCGTACTGAGGATCAGACTTGATCTTCAATTTGACCTTCAGGTTCCCGCCGATGAGCTGATCCGTGTCGGTCAGACGGGCGATGCCGAGAGCTTCCATGATCGAGCGGAGCTGCTGGCGACCGATCTCCTCGGCCTTGGGATTGGCGTTCTCAGTGTTGATGTTGCCGTACACGACGCGGCCCTCATGCGAGGGACCGGTGATGTCGTAGCGCACCGCGATGTACTGGCCCGTGCCAGCCTTGGTGGTCTTCAGTTCCGCGCTGTGGATCGTGGCCGTGTACCAGCCAGCCGGGAGGCAGTCGTAGCTGCCGCCAGACGGGAGATCTTCAGCGAGGAAGGACTTTCCGAGGTTTGCCATGCTTCTTACTCCTTCGTGATGGTGAATGATGGGCGACCGGGGGTCGTGGTAATCGCCCCCAGCAGCGGTGTTGTGATCGCAGGATCCGTAGCGTCCCACGCCTTGGCGTTGATCTCCGGCTTCCAGCGAAACAGGTTGGTGAGGTGCTCATACACGCCGGCCTCGACGGCCAGCTCTTGCAGCTTGTCGGCGTCAATCTTGCGATTGAGGCGACCGACGACCTTTAGCTTGTAGCCTTCGGCCTTCCAGTTCTCAGTTCCGTCGAGGGTGTCGGGGACGCGGAGCGCCCCGATCAACTGGTCCTCAATGGAGCGGCGAAGCTCAATGGCCTCGCGCTCGGCCTCCTTGGCGGCGAGCCACTGAGATGAGAGTTCGGCGATCATAGCCCCTCTCCTTCGGTGAACTCGACGCGGACGCAGGCAGTGCGGCCCCCAGATGCGTTTTTATTTGCCAACTCCTGCGAGGGGTATGGAAAGCTGGAGACAACGCTTTCTTCGCAATAGAAGTTAACCCATGTCTCATGCTTCTTCGGCACGTTCACGAGGTCGTAGGGGCTCTCCCTGTCGGATATGACGCGACCATCGGCATGCCTGAAGCCGATAGTTTCTTTTCCAGCTATTGTTACGGCGATGACGATGGGGCGATCATCCTTCAGGTCCGTTGCCACAACACGCACTTGCTCAGGCGCGTAGCGGAACTGGACGGGCTCCTTCGGGTCGAAAGGCATCACCGACCCCCGATCTTTTCGATGACCGCCCCGAGATCGGGAGCCTCCCACGGCGCGAGCTTGCCGCTGCGATCCTTGGCCGCCCACAGGCCGTCCGTGTCGCACATCAGAGCGCGCTGGGTGTTGCCCTCGGCGTCACGCTCGACGCGGAGCGCCAGAACCTCGTCGAAGAAGTAGGGCAGAGACTGGCCGACCTTGTTGCCGGGCATTGAGGGCGCGTAGAGCATGCGGCCCATCTCGTCCTGCGACTTCTCCAGCTTCGCGCTCATGTAGACGTGCTTGCCGGGAAGGTCGCGGAATGCGCGGATCAGGTCAGAAACCTGTTCCTGCATCGCGCCGTATGCCTGACGCGGATCCTTGGCGATCTTCTTCTCAGCGTTGAGGATCACCTCGGCGATCTCGCTGATGCTGTCGAGCGCGACGCTCTGGTACTCCTCGCCGCCCTCGCCGGTGACGTACACGTAAGCCTGCCGCAGGTCGTCGATGGTGTTGATCTCGATGAACGGCAGGTCGGCGTCCTGAATGGACAGGAGGCCAGCTTCAGCCGACAGCACGATGGGCTTTGGCAGCGTGGTGATGAGCGAGGTCTTGCCCGCACCTGCCGCGCCGTACACGAGCAGCTTGACGCCGCTCTTGGTCAGGTCGCGGGTTCTCTTGATAGAAATGGCCATTTCAGTTGCTCCCCTTGAAGCGCGCAATCTCGAAGGCCGCAGCCACGAACAGCGCGAATACGCACACAGGTCCGAAGACCACGAACAGATCTGATGTTGTCATTGGTTGACCCCTTGGGTGGGAGCGGGGCCGGAGCCCCGCCGAAGCGATTACTGGATCTCGGAAAGGTCGATGTTGCCCAGAGAGTCGATTGCGCTCTCGATGTAGCCCAGCGCATCTTGCAGGGTGCTGAACTCGTCCTGCTCTTGCTGGCCCTTTTCGCTCTCGGCGTACTTTTCGGAGCGGTTGCTGATCTTCTCGTCCATGGTGGTGACCATGGCTTCAAACTCGGCCTGCATCTCTTGCAGGCGGGAGAGCATCTTGCTGATCTTTTTCTGTTCTGTCTTGTTCATCGGTTTGTTTCTCCACCGCCGCGTCGGTCAATCCAGTTCGGCGATGAGTGATCTTTACCCCATTCGTGTTATCGTGTAAACAACTTTCGGAACAAAAATCACAAGAGGCCACGAAAATGGAAATCGAACAGCTAAGGTCAGTCCTCAAGCTGCTGAACCTGAAGGAGGTTGCGCGCGAGGCGGGCGTGCATCCGAACACCCTTTACAGGATCGCAGCCGGCGGCGAGGCTAGGTACTCCACTGTCATGCGCGTCATGGTTTACCTTAAGTCAAAGGGGCTCCTGAATGGCTGATCTGGTCAACATATTTGGTGCCCCGATCACGCTCGGGCAGAAGCAAGAGGCCGCGCCCCTCGAACATCAGATCGCCGATGCCATGCAGGCGGTCGGGATTACGCCGCCCCATCCGATCCAGATTGACGGGAAGCTGCATCGGTTTAGGACGGGCACGAAGGGGCAGGGCGGCCACGGGGACAAGACTGGCTGGTACGTCATTTTTCCAGACGGGATACCTGCCGGAAAATTCGGCTGCTGGCGGGCCGGTCTTGAATCCAATTGGCGCGCGGAGATCGGGCGGACCCTGACGCCGGTCGAGGAGATGGCGCACGCTCGGCGGTTGGCGGAGGCCAAGGCGGCTCGGGACGCAGAACAGGCCAAGAGCCGGGAGACCGCCGCCAACACAGTTGAACAGATATGGGTAAACGCTGGGGCGGCAAGCCCGGACCATCCGTATTTGGCTCGCAAGGGCGTCCAGCCGCACGGCGCGCGTGTGACCGGCGATGGCCGGCTGATCGTCCCGCTGTACGGCTCAGACGGAAAAATTTCTAGTCTGCAATACATCGCCCACGACGGTGGAAAACTTTACCATCAGAGCGGCGAAACGGGCGGAAAATATTGGCAAGTTGGCGTCTCCGACACGCCCGGAACGATCTACATTGCCGAGGGCTTCGCGACTGCGGCGACCATTCACGAGGTGACCGGGCGGCCCTGCGTCGTGGCGTACTCGGCCAGCAATCTGGTTCCGGTGACCGGCGAGATCCGGGAGCGGCTCGGCCCCACGCAGGCAATCGTCATCGTGGCGGACAATGATAAATCCGGGACGGGGCAGAAGTATGCCGATCAAGCCTCCGCAAAATATGGGGCTCAGGTGATTATGCCGCCGGAGCCGGGCGACGCGAACGACTACGTGCAGGCCGGGCATGATCTGAAGGCGCTCCTCTATCAGGCTTCCTCAGAGAACCCGCTCGAAAAGCTCAAGGTCGTTTTCGGAGACCAGCTCGGGACGGACTACGAGCCGCCTGACGAACTGGTCGAGGGGCTGTTGACGCTGTGCAGCCTGACGGTGCTGTACGGTGATTCAAACAGCGGCAAGACCTTCTTCGCGCTCTCGCTGGCGACGGCGGTGGCGACCGGCGAGCCCTGCTATGGCCGGCGCGTGGATACCGGCTTGGTTCTGTATCTGGCCTCCGAGGCCCCCGGATCCATCCGGGCGCGCATGCAGGCGCTGAAAAAGTTCCACGGGTGCGACCTGAAGCGGCTCGCGATGGTGCCGGTTCCGCTAAACTTTTACTCGGGCGAGAAGGATGTCACGGACGTACTGGCGGCGGTCAAGGACATCGAGGCCCTCAAGGGCGAGCGGGTCCGGCTCATCATCGGGGACACGCTGGCGCGCATGAGCGCTGGGGCCAACGAGAACAGCGGCGAGGACATGGGGCCGGTCATGGCCCGGTTTGACCGCCTCTCTCAGGCGACCGGCGCGGCGGTCCTCATCATCCATCACAGCGGCAAGGATCAGGCGCGGGGCGCGCGAGGGTGGTCTGGCATCCGGGCGCACATCGACACTGAGATCGAGGTGACGGAGGTGAACGACGACCGGACGGCCAGCGTGACCAAGCAGCGCGAGCTGCCGTCCAAGGGCGAGGACATCCCGTTCAAGCTGGAGGTCGTCGAGATGGGGACCACGAAATTCGGGGCTCCGGCCACGACCTGCGTGGCGGTCCCGGACGAGAAGGTGCGCGAGAAGAGGCCGAAGCCGGAGAGTAAAATTGAGAAATATAGGAAAATCTTCCAGAACGCATGGTTCGCTGCGGGATGCGAATTGAGGGGCGATGAGGAGCCTTACGTCAGCCGGGCCGGCATGCTGAGATACCTTCATAAGGATCTTGGGCGAGCCGAAACTACGGCCCTGAAGATGGTAAGGCCGGGCTCTGATGACGAGCTGATCGGGGCTCTGAGGCTTGCCAAGATCATCAGGGAGGAGGAGCACGGGTGGGTCGTTATCGACAAGGTGCAGGCTTCAGCTATGCTTATCAGCAGGAAAAGCTAAGGTGAAGCGTACCGAGCGTACCGTACCGTACTTTGGCGTACTGAGTACGTTCTGGGCAAGGCGTCGTTGTCCGGGCAGTAGCGTACCGGAGGGGGGGAGGGGCACCGGTACGTACCCCCTTTAGAGGGGGACGTCCCCCCGGTACGTTACGTGGCCCGGACACGATGCGGGCGGTACGGTTCGAGATTTTTGTGATGGAGGATGGGATGAGAAAAAAACGTACGTTTTTCGGAAATGCGCCGGTCGGACCTGACTGGGTGGAGCATCCGGAGGTCTTTGAGAGGGACGATGAGGCATGGAAGATATTCTTTAGCCTAAGTTCGGCAGACAAGGGGTACGTGAACTTCAAGATATTCGCGGACGGGCCTGTGAAGTCGAAGGCGAACTACTGGATCGGGATGAGCCGGAGGCGGTGCTTTAACACCGACCTCGTTCTGCTCCGTCACAGGGAGGATCTATACGATTGGGCCATCGGGGAGATGAAAGGAATATTTTCAGATCACATCGGGCCAATCAATGAGGGGGAGTTCGCGCCATGATGAGCGAGAATTTGGATGATGGCGTTTGGTGCGACTTGATGAGCTGTCACGTCATGGACGTGCAGGCCGACCGCAATGGCGTGGTGGTCTTCAGCCTCGCCTACAAAAATGTCCCGGACATGACCGGGACAATTAAGAGGGCGAAGCAGTTTGATCCGGACGTGAGCGTGATCCTCGCCATGGCTCCGGGAAAGCCTCTCGTGCGCTACGTGCGCGGGATCAACGATTTCTGGAGTTACTGCTAGGTCCGCTCAATGTGCTTGGCTAGCCAGCGCAGGGACAGGGCTCCCTCGTCTAGGGCCATGATAATCAGGGCGACGGGGCGGGGGATGTCTTGCCTGCCCCGGAGCCAGTTTTGGATGGTCTTGGTGGTCACGCCGCAGATGTGGGCCAAGTCGCTCTGGAACAGGCCGTGGCGGATGAGGGCGGTCTGGAGGTCTTGGGGGCTCATGCGTAGTCTCCTCGTGGAATGGCCGCCAGAGGCCCTAGGAACGTCGCTGGCGGCCTTGGTGGTCAGGTGCCTAGTCGGTTGTAGATCCCGTCTATCCAGCAGCGCACGGTCTCCTTGAGCGCTTCTGGCAGGGTGCCAGGGGAGCGGGAGATGACCGCAAGCTCGAAGCTGTAGTGCTGGATGTCATCAGGGTGGTAGATGTCCACGTCGGCGCGCTCGTCGCCCATCGTGTAGCGGACGTGATAGCTGTAGTCGCGGTGGTGGCCGGAGATGTGGAGGCTGGTCATTGGTCAGGTCCGCTAAAAGAGGGTGGTAAGGCTCATCCATGCCGGGTTGATTATTGAGTATCGGGAAGGTCAATAAGGTTGAGATAGTCGATGGCGGCATCGACGCTATTTAGGGCATCTAGCAAGGTGTTAAGCTCTTCCTGTTCTAGCCGACCATTTTTGCTTTCGACGTATTCTTCGGGACGACGGCTCATTCGGTCTTCAATTTTACAGACCATTTCTTGCATCTGAGATTGCAGCAGCTCTAGCCTGTATATCCAGCGCTTGGCGCGGATTTTCTGAGTCTTGTTCATGATTGGCTCCCTTGGGTTGAGAAGCGGGGCCGAGACCCCGCCGAGTTGATTAGGCCATGACCTTGATGTTGACCTTCGGCTTGTCGCGGAGGGTCTCAATCAAGAGAACCTTGGTGCAGGCTTCGATCTGCTCATCAGTGAGGAAGGCTTTGGCGGTCTTGGCGTCGAACGTGCGGCGCTCGGACAGGGACACGGTGACGATGGCTTGTTCACCAACGATGGTCTCAAGGCCGGTAGCCTTAATCTCAGCCTTTACCTTGTCGAACTCTTTGGTAAGGGTGTCGATTTCCTGCTTGAGGGCGGCGAAGCGGTCAGCGAGGGAGATGGTCATATTAGGCTCCATTGGTTTGTGTCGGTGTTGACGTTCAGGTTATACGCGAAATATTTTCGCGTGGTCAAGGGGGCTTTCGCCCCCTTTTTCAAAAATTGTAGGGCTTGATGTTGCGGGCCTTGCAGACGGCGCGGGCCGCGCGCTTGGTGGCGACGAAGACGCGCTCGCCGTTCTGGTATTCTTCGCCGTTGCAGGGGCGGGCGACGATGGTGAGCTTGTAGCCGGTGCTGGTCTTGTGGAGGTAGGCGATCATTGTGTGCTCCATCGGTGTGTGTTCAACGGATTCACTATAGGCGAAATCTTTTCGCCCTGTCAACAGGGGCTCGCCACAAAGAGCGCCGTTGTGTCGCGCGATGCGTTCGGCCTTGTAGTAGATTTGTCGGGTGCGCTCGCGAGACAGGCCGATCCGTCGCCCAATCTCGGCGAGCGTAGCCCCGGAGCGGCGGGCCGCCAGCACGTAGCGATGGCGTAAGCGGGAAACTTCCCCTCTCGCCCAGTGCGGATTGTGGCCGCGCGCCAGTAGGCGGGCATAGTAACGAACAAGCGTGTTTTTAAACTCAAAACAGGACATGCCATACTTCTCCGTGTTTATGTGCTTGGATGGTGGGGCGGGATCTTTTCGGCCTGTCAACGACCGTTGCACCAGAAGGTTTCGGTGTATTCGCGCGGCCATTTGGCGTCGTTGTCGGCGTCGCAGTGCGGGCACCTGATCCTGCCCTGCCACGTCTCGACGTGCTCCACGAGGTCGCCCCGGTAGTGGTGCCAGCCGATAAAGCGCCACTTACATTCAAACGCGATTGGGGAGGCGGCTGGCTTGCCGCACTCCCCGCAGATGTAGCTGACTGTGGTTTTGTCCGTGTACCGTTCAAAACGGGACATGCCAGACCTCTCCGCGCTCGTGCGCTTGGAGGGCGGAGGCAAGCTCCAGCCGCAAGTGGGCGGCGGGCTCGTCTTGCCACTCGGCCTCCGCGATACGCTCGCGGAGGGCCTTGATGTGGGCGGTGAGGAGGATCACCACTGCGCGTGCTCGACGCACTCGTCGAGGATCAGGTCGCAGAGGTTCTTGTCAGCGATCACGACGGTGGTGACGGCCTCGAAGATCGGGTGGCCGAAGCGGTAAACCTGCGTCACGCCCTTGGCGTTGGTGGCGGTGACGCTGTGGATGTACCAATCGTTGTCTTCGACTTCGATCTGGAGTTCGCCGTTAAACATCACGCCGGCGAGGACGGCGTCGAGGCAAAGCTCCTCGACGGGGTAGACGCAGGCGGCGAGTTCACGGTCGGCGGTGTCGGGGTTGAACATCTGTAATCTCCTAAGTTGGTGTGTCGCTGTGACAGGATCTTTATAGGCGAAATCTTTTCGGGTGTCAACAAGACCGAGAGGACAATTTGTCTTTTTTTTCGGGAGGTGCTAGGCTCTGGGGGTAAGGTTAGATTGGGAGAGGGTTATGGCACGCGAAAACAACCAGTTGGTATCAATCGTACAGCGTATTGAGGGGCTTGAGGCAGAGAAGGCCGGCATTGCCGAGGACATCAAGGAGATCTACGCCGAGGCCAAGGGCAACGGGTTCGACCCCAAGATCCTCCGCAAGATCGTGGCCCTGCGCAAGCAGGACGCGGACAAGCGCCGCGAGGAGCAGGCCGTGCTGGCTGTTTACATGACGGAGCTGGGCATGCTCGCCGACACTCCGCTCGGGCAGGCGGCAATCGAACGCGCGAGGGGCAAGTGATGGCGTTCTGGATCTCTGTGGCCGTGGTGGCCTATCTCGTGATCGGGTTTGCGTTCGCAGTCGTCTCTTACGTTTTGGAGCATGGTGACCGGAACGATAGCGAGATCATGTTCGATATGTTTGCATGGCCCTTGGTGTTGGCGGCTGTCGTGGCCCTGATCATCGCAATGGGCACGCGCGAGGTCGGTGACTGGATCATCAAGAAAAAAGGAACGTAAGCGTGGCAAAGGCTGGACGACCGTCAACCTATTCTGAGAAGACCGCTGACGAGATCGTCCAGCGCATGATCGAGGGCGAGAGCCTGACGGCGATCTGCAAAGACGAGAAGATGCCGCCGCGCGTGACGGTGTATGCGTGGTTCGACAAGCACCCCGATTTTTATGCACGGTGTGCGCGCGCGCGCGAAGCGCTGGCTGACTATCTGGTCGATGAGATCGATGAACTCGCCAAGACCGCGACGAAAGAAAATATCGAACAGATCAAGATCCAAGTGTCTACGAAGCAGTGGCGGGCCATGAAGATGGCCCCCCGCATGTATGGGGACCGCACGCGCACGGAAGTCACCGGCGCGAACGGCGGACCGATCCAAACTCAGGCAACGATTGTGGACGCGACCCAGTTAGAGCCAGCGCAGCGCGAGGCGCTGAAGCTGGCCCTGCTGGCGGCAAAGGAGAAAAAGGGATGAACCAGTCAGAATTGAATGATGCCTTCAACGAAGCCATTAATGAAATGAAAGCGGAACCCAAGGAATTCGTGATTACGTATGTGGCGGCGATGGTTTCCCTGCTTTACATGCGGGGAGCCATGATGGCGATCATTGATAATCCAAAGCACGCGGCACAGTTGGCTGAGTGCGCGCTGGATGGCATTGAGGAGTTCTCGCCCGACGAGATCGCCAAGTCGCTCGGGATGGCTGCGGAGGGGGCGCTGAACTGATGCTAGAAGAACTCATCTCCACCGGATGGCACTGGCAGTACGGTTGGCTGCGTCGCCCTGACCGCGACGACGCCAATGGCTACTGCTACGAGGAGCCTGACGGCGACCTCGTCTATACGCAGACGCTTCGCCACCGAAAGGCCATGCGCCTCGCCTGCTGGCGGGACGCGAAGACTGGCGAGAAGTATCTGGCGATCTGTCACGCGCCCGCGAAGGCGCACAAGTGGGCCAAATGATTATCAGCCTGAATGGCCAGTATATCGACGTAGAGGGCCAGCTACTCTCAATCTCCAAGGCGGAGTGCGAGGAGTCGCTGGCCGAATTCATTCGGCAGGCGTGGCACATCATCGAGCCGGGCGCTGACTACATTCACGGCTGGCACATCGACTTCATCTGCGAGCATCTCGAAGCAATCACGGACGGCGTCGAGCTGGACGACGGCTCGCCCTACAACCGGCTGCTCATCAACGTGCCGCCGGGCACCATGAAGTCGCTCATCACGAACGTCTTCTGGCCCTCGTGGGAGTGGGGGCCGCGTAACATGCCCCACCTGCGCTACGTCTGCGCGGCGCACTCGCAAGACCTGTCCATCCGCGACGGCCTGCGCATGCGACGCCTGATCTCGTCCGAGTGGTATCAGACGCGCTGGGGCGAGCGCGTCACGCTGACCGGCGACCAGAACCAAAAGACCAAGTTCGAGAACACCGCCACCGGCTTTCGGCAGGCGACCGCGTCCGGCTCCATCACCGGCGCTCGCGGCGACAGAGTCATCATCGACGACCCGCACTCGGTAGAGGGCGCGAACTCAGACGCCATGCGCCGCTCGACCAACGAGTGGTTCCTCGAAGCAGTCCCGACGCGCCTCAACAACCCGAAGCGCTCGGCCATCATCGTCATCATGCAGCGTCTGCATGAGGAGGACGTGTCCGGCATCATCACTGAGAAGCAGCTCGGCTACGACCACATCATGCTGCCCATGCGGTACGACGATACGCGCCACTGCGTCACCCTGCTGGGCGTTGAGGATCCGCGCACCGAGGACGGCGAACTGCTGTTCCCGGCCCGGTTCCCGGAGGACGTGGTGGACCGCGACGAGAAGGTCATGGGTCCATACGCGACCGCCGGCCAGTTCCAGCAACAGCCGACGCCGCGAGGCGGTGGCGTCATCAAGGCGAGCTGGTGGCAACCGTGGGACGCCGACGCCTACCCGCCCATGGACTTCGTGATCGCCAGCTTGGACACGGCCTACACGACCAAGCAGGAAAACGACTACAGCGCGCTCACCGTCTGGGGCGTGTTCTCGCGCGACAACACCATTGCGCTGGCCAACAAGGTCGCCAGCCGAGACGGCGAGAGCATCGCCGAGATCCAGCGCTACTACGTCGAGGGCGCTCCCCGCGTCATGCTCATGGCGGCGTGGCAGGAGCGGCTGGAGCTGTCCGAGCTGGTCGAGAAGGTGACCAACAGTTGCCAGCGCATGCGCGTGGATAAGTTGTTGATCGAGTCCAAGGCCGCCGGCATCTCGGTGGCGCAGGAGATCCGCCGCCTCTACGGCTCCGAGGACTGGGCCGTCCAGCTCATCAATCCGGGCGCGATAGACAAGCTGGCCCGGCTCTACAGCGTCCAGCACCTGTTCTCGGAGGGGCTGATCTACGCCCCGGATCGACATTGGGCGGATCAGGTTATAAGGCAGTGCGAAGTCTTCCCGAAGGGCAAGCACGACGACTTGGTGGACACCGTGGCTATGGCGCTGCGACACCTGCGCGAGCTTGGCATGCTGTCCCGCTCGGCGGAACGTTCGGCGGAGATTGAGGACCAGCTTACTCACCGGGCGGGCGCTCCCGCGCCGCTGTATCCAATCTGATGGAGGTTAAAAACGTGACCCAGCGAATACTTGCCCGCGCCATCGTGGACGTGGAGGAGAGCCCGACCCCGATCAAGCTCGGGCGGTTCCGGGTTGAGGTTTTCGGAGACGAGCCTCATGACTACGTCCGCGTCTATACCGTCCGGGCGAAATCTGATACTCTCGCCGCGCAGGAAGGTCTTCGGCTGTTCGTCGAGGAAATCGAGCTTTTACTTTCTGAAAAGGCGTAACAATGGCCGGTCTCGTTAATCCCAACATCCGCCTGCCCGGCCTGCCTGAGCCGGAACTCCCGGAAGTCATTATCGAGGCCGGCGAAGACGTGCCCGACATGGACGTGCAGGGCAACATCCTGCGCATCGAGCATGACGACGGCTCGGTCACGGTCAGCCTCGACGGCAAGCCCATCGACGGGCCGGGCTCCAGCAAGGCTGGCGGCTGGTTCGACAATCTGGTGAACGAGATTGACGACATTGAGCTTTCTCGGATCGCGGACGACCTGCTGCGCGGCATTGGCGACGACATCCAGAGCCGGCAGGAATGGATCGACGACCGGGCGCAGGGCATCAGCCTGCTGGGCCTCAAGATCGAGATCCCCGGCCTTCAGGGCGCGTCCGACGGTGCACCCGTCGAGGGCATGAGCAAGGTCCGGCACCCGCTGCTGCTGGAGGCGGTGCTCCGCTTTCAGGCCAACGCCCGGTCCGAGCTGTTGCCGACTGACGGCCCGGTGAAGATCCGGAACGACAACAACAACGCCGATCTGGCGCAGGACCAGCTCGCCCGCGCGCTGGAGCGCGACCTGAACCACTACCTGACGGACACGGCGTCCGAGTACTACCCCGACACCGACCGCATGCTGCTCATGCTCGGCTTCGGCGGGACGGCGTTCAAGAAGGTGTATTTCTGCCCGCTGCGCAACCGCCCGGTCAGCGAAACCGTCGATGCTGACGACCTGATCGTTAACAACGCGGCCACCGACCTGCGCAACGCCAAGCGCATTACGCACCGCACGTACCTGCGGCCCTCGACGGTCAAGCGGCTCCAGCTCCTCGGCGTCTACCGCGACATCAACCTGTCTCAGCCCCGCTCGGCCACTCTGGACGCCGTCCAGCGCGCCCAGCGGTCCACGCAGGGCATCTCGGACGCGTCCATCAACCCGGACGACCGCGACCGCGAGATCTACGAGTGCTACTGCGAGCTGGACCTTCGGGGCTTCGAGCACCGCTTTAAGGGCAAGGAGACGGGCCTCGAGATCCCATACCGCGTGACCATCGACGTGTCGTCGCGCGAGATCCTGTCGGTCGTTCGCAACTACGACGAGGACAGCGCGGAGCTGCCCGAGGCGCGCGTGAACTTCGTCAAGTACACGTTCGTGCCGGGCTTCGGCTTCTACGACATCGGCCTTTTGCACATTCTGGGCAACACCACCAACGCGGTGACTGCTGCATGGCGCGAAATGTTGGACGCAGGTATGTTCGCCAACTTCCCCGGCTTCCTAATGGCCGACATGGGCGGGAGGCAAAACACCAACATCTTCCGAGTGCCGCCGGGTGGCGGCGCGCTCGTGAAGACTGGCGGGATGCCGATCAATCAGGCGATCATGCCGCTCCCTTACAAGGAGCCCGGCGCGGCCCTGATGAACCTTGCCAACAACATGGCGGAGACGGGCCAGCGCGTTGGTGGGACGGCTGAGCTGGCGGTCGGCGAGGGGCGCGCGGATGCGCCTGTCGGCACGACGCTGGCCCTGATCGATCAGGCCACGAAGGTGCTGAACTCGGTCCACAAGCGTATGCACGCGGCGCAGGCAGACGAGTTCAAGCTGCTGGTGCGGTGCTTCAAGGAGCATCCGGAGAGCTTCTGGCAGCGGTGTCAGAAGCCCTCGATGCAGTGGGACGAGCAGACGTTCCTCAAGGCCATCAACGACTGCGATCTGGTCCCGCAGGCGGACCCGAACACGGCGAGCCAGACGCAGCGCATGATGAAGATCATGGGCCTGAAGCAGCTTCAGCAGGCGAGCCCGTCGCTCTACGACCCGATTGCCATCGACAGCGCCGCGTTGCAGGCCATGGGCTGGAGCAACCCGCAGCAGTTCATGGTCCCGCCGGCGTCGCTCCAGCAGAAGGATCCGCCCGAGGTCGAGTACGCCAAGGCGAAGCTGGCCATCGAGAAGCAGAAGGCCGACGCCGACACCATGCGGGCGCAGGCTGACGTGCAGAAGACGTTGGGCGGCCAGCCGGGCGACCAGACCGATCCGCTCAAGGTGGCGGAGTTGCAGCTTCGCGAGCGCGAGATGGGCCTGAAGCAGGCTGACACGCGACTTGACGCCGTGAACCGCGAGCGCGAGCGCGAGAGCCGCGAGCGTCTGGCGGCTGTCCGGCTGGCGCAGGACATTGCGAAGAACCCGATGGGGCTTCCGATAGTGCAGAACATGCTCGATCCTGCTATGTTGCAGAGATTGCAAAGCAACGAGCCCCCGCTGACGGAGTAGCGTAGATGGCCGGTGAGAAGGTAATTCGCAGAGCCATCGAAGCCGCCCGAAAGGCCGTGGCCCCTGAAGACCTCCTGATGGGGATCCATAACACCGCCGAAGGCCGCAGGCTGGACATGATCGAGCGGCTCGGCGGCTTGCCGGCCCCCAGCATCGCCATCACGAAGCCGTCGCAGGGCTACACGTCGTTCGGCGACATCTCGCTGGTTGCGCCGGTCGAGATGGTGACGCCGGGGCGCAAGACGCCTGTTTTCGGGTCTGACGTGTACTCGCCGCGCTTTCCTGACGTAGAGGACGATCAGATCTTCCGTGGGTTTACGCCTGCCGGCTACAGGCGCTACGCGCCGCTCACCATGGAAAACGTGTTGCGCGAGATGAAGGGCAACATCCGTGGCGGCGAGAGCTTTAACTATGGTCCGGCATCCATCCGGGCGCAGGTGACGCCGCAGTTCGGATCTCTGTTGGAGATGCAGGCGGCTCGTGAAAAAATCATTCCGTCCAGCGAGTTTGGCGCTCAGAAGGATATGTCTACTGAGATGATGGAGCGCTTGCGCGAGCGCTTTGAGCCATACTTCAAACCAACTGATCCTTATCGCCGATCTTGGTCAGCCTTTCCGGAGGTGCTGACTGATTATGCTCGCACGGGCCGGCCCTCTGAGTTTGCCTATGACTACAAAGACCTTCCTGCGGAGGCTTTGACCGATGCGCGCAGCTTTCTGTCTCATCTCCGCGACATGCCGACCGAGTATTTTGAGGCCAAGCCGCAGCGCGCGGTTCCGCTGAGCGAGTTCTCGGGCGCAGTGGTTCCTGCTGACGTGCCCGGAAGCGTTGTGGACCGCATCCGCAACATGGGTATCAACCGCATTGAAGAATACGGCGATGACGCCAGCCGTGCAGAGGCCCTCATGAAGTTCGTGGGTGAGCAGGGGTTTGCTGACGGCGGCGAAGTGCGAGACGATTTCGACAAGGGCGGCCTTGCCCGGCGAGCGATTGACGCTGCACGGCGCGTTATGGGCTACACGGACCCGCCGACCAAAAAGATTGAAGATTGGCAATGGCGGCCTCTGTCTGAGGTGGACAAGGAGCTGGGGCTGCGGGAGATCCCTCCCCATGTTCAGAACTTCGGCGACTACATGCGCGAGATGGTTGATAGGGCGCGGGCAGGAGAGATCACCGACCGCGACCTGATTAAGGCGTACACAACCACGCGAGCCAGCATTCAGCGCCGCTCTGCGGATACGGACAAGATCCGTGAGGCATCAGGCTTGCCGCTTGAGGGTGCAGGAGACAAGATTCGCCCAGAAGGCGCGTGGGCTGAATGGCTGATGTCGCCCGCCGGACAGAAGTATCTTGATAAGGCCGTAAAGGGGGAGATGAACGAAGATACTGTCGAAAGTGCGCTTTCTGTCATGCGCCGTTTTGGCCTCGCTCCTACGCAGGTCGAGGCGATGGATTGGGCGGCGAAAAACTTGCCCGGCAGGTCGCAGGCTGCATCCGATCTTGTATATCGTGCCGGACAACAAGACTCGCCGGTTTCCGAATGGCGAAATTTTACGTCTGATGTGAGGGGTGTCGGTCCTGCAAAAAGCGGTTTCCTAGCATCTATGCTGGGGCGCGGGGATCTTCCCACTCTTGATGCGCGTCAGATCATTTTGAACACTGGTAGGCCAACGGAAGCCTCGCAAAGCATTATGGATAGGTCATATCAGAGGCAAAAGAGCTTTGGTGCGCAGGAGGGTGTGGATCGTCTTGCCGCTCGCCAAGAGGCTTTAGGGCTGGAAGCGCCGTCAAGATACGATCCTTTCTATCAGCACCTCGCCCATCACACTATCTGGGACAAGGCGTCGAACGAGACGACGACGCATGCTGACATTATCAACGCCATGCGTAACGCAGCCATCGTTCTCGGCACGCCTGCCGCAGGCGCTGCCCTCATGAGCGACGAGGCCGAAGCTCGCGGGCGCGCCTCGGGTGGCCGCCTTCTCGAAGACCAGTACCCCACGCACTACCTGCCGAACGTCGGGCGTCAGGTGATGGCGGATGGTGGCGGGGCCATGGATCCTCCGCTTACGACGCCGGATCAGCGCCTCGACGTGATTGATAACTACCTCGAAGACGCTGTTGATCAGAGCCTCAATCGCGGCCCGGCCATGCAGTTCAATCGACTGCCCGCGCCGAGCGAGCCGCATACGACGCCAAATGAGCGAATTGGCACCCTTCTGACCTACGGTGGGGACGTTTCCGACCAGAGCCGCTATCGCAACGCTGTTCCCGCGCCGCAGCCCACCGTGGATCCGAACCGCCAGTCTTATCTGGAGGCGTTCGGGCCGCCCCAGACGGGCGCGGGCTTGACGCCCAACGCTCCGGCTGAACTTCCCCCCGGCGAGTATGGTCGCCAGAAGCTCGACCGGATCATGACCGGGATCTTTGGCCCCAATGCGCGCGAGCGGGCCATATCGGCTGCGCAGAACCTCTTCGCACCGCCGAGCCCCTATCTGTCGCCGGGCGAGTACGGGCGGCACCGTCTTGATGCTATAATCAACAACCTGCTGGACCCTGCGCTGCTCGGCAGCAAGGCTACGCTGGGCGTCGAGGACATTCGTGGCGGCGTGGTTCTGCCCGACCGCGCTGGCGTGCCGCTGACCCCCAGAGACTACGGCGCGGCACCCTCTGCCCAGCCCATTCAGGGCACGATGGCTCCTCCCGCTCCAGAGCCGGCTGCAAAGGCGACGGAAATCCGCAGCCCATATGGCCAGTTCAACGACGCCGACGTTGAGGCGCTGGCGAACATGATTGCTGGCGAGGCCTCGACGCAGGGCCGCGAGAGCATGGCGCAGGTCGGTCAGGTCGCGCTCAACCGCGCCCTCATGAACTACAACGACTATGGCAACACGCTTCAGGCGCAGCTCTCTCGTCCGCGCCAGTTTCTGGGCTACAACTCGCCAAACGCCAAGGCCATCATGGCGGGCGAGACGCCCCAGCAGCAGGCTATTGCGCAACAGGCCCGCGAGATCGCGCGCGGCCTCATCGAGGGGACGATCCAGCCCAAGTTCGCCAACGCGACCGACTTCAACAGGGGCAGCACGTCGTTCAACGCCAAGCGCGGGGCGGCGAATGCCGCCCGCCTCGGCTCGCACACGTTCTTCAATGCGTCTCCGGCCTACGCCAAGCGGCTGGAACGCGCTAAGCGCGAGCGTGAGGGACGCGCGACGGGCGGCATCGTAGACGACGCGCTCGGTGTGGTGCGTGAGCTTCCGCAGGAGGATCGCGTCCGCGTTGCCATGTTTGCCGGCGAGGGCGCTGTTGGGGCACCCTTGCAATCTCTGGAGCTTGCCAAGCGGCTCATTGCCGAGGGCGCGAGCCCCGAAGAGGCTTATCGCGGCTCCGCCAGCGACGGCGCGACCGGCTGGTTCCAAGGTGCCGATGGGCGCTGGCGGTTTGAGGTCAGCGACAAGGACGCCATTATTAATCCGGAGAACTTCGAGCGCCTGCGTGCAGGGAACTCTGTTCGCCCGAGTGAGCTTCTTAGTCATCCTCGCCTGTTTGAAATGTATCCCAACCTCAACAAGATCAATCTCGGGATGGTGCCGCAGAGCGAGTACGATCAGGGCCTGATGGGCAGTTTTAACAACAGGACAAACACCCTGTCGCTGCCTCCCGATCTGAAACAGGCTCAGTCAACTATGCTGCACGAATTGCAGCACGGCATTCAGAATAGCGAAAATTTTGGCACTGGCGGCGGCAGCACTGCGATCAAGGAGGCTCTGAAGTCCGAGATCCTTCTGGAGCAGATGCGCGCCAGCCGCCGGGCCATGGAAATGCGGAAGCAAATAATGGACCGCATGTTTGACACCAATTACGCGGACCCGGAGCAGCTCTCAAAGTTTCGCGAGTTTCAGGCAGAAAACGAGCGCCAAATCGCCTCCGAGCAGGGGCGCATTCCGGCCCTGAAGCAGCGATTTGAAGAGCTTAATCCAACGGGGCGCTGGGGCTCCTTGAAGGACTACGAGCTTTACCGTCGTCTTGCGGGCGAGACAGAAGCCCGCAACGTCCAGAACCGCATGCAGATGGATCTGGATGAGCGCCGGGCCTCGTTCCCCGGAACGACGCAGGAGTACCCCAACGAGGAGCAGTACGTCCGAATGCGCGGCGAGCGCGCGGATGGTGGCGAGGTCGAGAGTGCCATGGACGTGGTGCGGGGCATGTATGCGGATGGTGGACCGCCTGC